CCTTCACCTCACTTGATTTCCCGAACATGTAACCGACAAGGGCTGTTATCCCAGCGATGACTGAAGCGAAAAGTTGTCCGTCAATCCCCTTCCACAACGCCATCGCTTCAAGCAAACTGATACAAACTATCGCCGTGATTAGAACTAAAACCTTTTCTTGTTTCATGACCATCACCAACATCAATTAAGCAGCGTAATAGGAAACCGTAACTTCAATACTGCCTGCAACCAACCCGAGTTCGTCGGCTTCGGGATGTGTGTCAAACCTAATGCTGGTGACTTCAACGCTTTTAACGGTTATGTTCGGATGCCACGCATCGGGTAGCCACAGCCCCAACTGTCCAGCCACATTCACCATTAAGTCCATCAGGTCGCTGTAGGGGTTGGTTTGACGGCTTGAAACGAGACACACAATCTCATAGCGTTCCGTCACAACAGAATACTGACTTCCTTTTTGCTCGGTTTTTATCTCTATCGGGACAACAATGGCAGACGGTGTCGGGATAGAAACCCGATGATGCCTGAGAGAACCTTTAATCACTTGCAGACCTTCAATTTGGCTTAATCGGTCGTAAAGGACATCCATTGCAGGGTAAATCACGGCTGCATCACCTTCCTGAAGTAGTCAACGATGTTATCCTTAGCCCACTTTAGAGCGGGTTGTAGGAACGGTTTTCGGATTTTCCCGCCTTCTTTAAGCCAATTGCCCGACTTTTGCCCCGCTCGTCCTTGCTCAACACGCTTTGCGAAAACATCGCCGACACCACGAATGTAAAACCTCAACGCCTTAGCCCTGACGGGTAAGATGATTGGGTTATGACCTATTTCAACATAGGGGGCGTAATGGACATTTGTCCCGACTTCGGCTTGATGACGACCCGCTAACTTAGCAAAGATAGATGCTCTTAACCGACCCGTGTCAACGGGAGTGTGTTGCTTTGCAATAGCCGAAACTTTGTAAGCGAATTGAAGCAAATGCCTGTCCAAGTCCACACCTGCTCGCTCTATTTTCGCCAATTTGAGTTCAACTCGCTCGTAACCCTTAAAATCAACCGCCACTATCATCACCTCGTAAGTAAATGACCGAAGTAATATATTTGGTAGGCGACAGGGCGACATGGGTTATTTGGTAAACCTTGCCGTTGATTTCAATTTCGTCATTAACCTGAACGGCAACTGGAGCGAGCGGGTAAAGGCGATAGTCCACAACCCCGAAGGTTGAAAGAACCGAACTCTTTTCCGTGACAGAAACGGGAAATAGCAAGGCGGGAAAAGTTTGGATTAACACCCTCGTTTTTGTGGGGACGCCGTTTGAGATTTGTTCTCGGTAAGTGTAAAGTTGGGCTTTAACCCGCATCGCTCATCACCAACCCGAACGGTAACGATACAGGGTCTCTTTAATGTCGGCAGGGATGTCATTGAAGTTAACGGTAAAGTCACCTGACCGAAGTGTCGCTATGTTGGTTTCCCGCTTACAAAAGAAAGCGGTCAGTTCCACTAAGGCGTTCAGCAAATCCGCTGGCAAAGTCGTGAAACCCGCTGTGTAAGTCACTTTAACCCATTCATCATTAACCCAACCGTCAAGAAACACGATGCCGCCCCTCGTAAATTGCTTAACCGAATAAGCGATAGTGTCATCAAGGCTTGTAACCGAAACGACCGAAGTGACGGGATAGTTCCTCAAAACGACGACAGACCGAAACGCTTTGTGTTCCTCAGTAAAGGTGGCTTGTTCAAATTGGCGGTCGCAGAGTTTTTCAGCGAACCGTAAAGCAATCTCCGCATAAAACGCTGCAACCTCGTCCAGTTCAGGATACTTTAAACTAACTTGGGCGATAATCTCATTAATCACATTCATGCTTTATCACCTCAAAGGCTTCAAACTCAACACAAGATAGGCGTGAAACACACATAACTGGTTTTTGTAACGAAGCGAAAAAGAACCGAGTTTGACTTTGAAGGGATAAGGGCATTCGGTTTTGTCGTTGATGAAGATGTAAGCGAGAACTTTGTTATCGTGAAAACTGATTTCCTTCAGGATAGGCAGGTTAAGGTCGCCCTTGCGGACGATTTCGGTGACAAGTAACAACTCAGCCATCTTTTCGTAAAGTTTCCGCAACTTTAGGGTTTCAATTTGCTTTAACTCCGCCTGAAGGGCTTTGGTTGCGAAAAATTGACGGATTTTGTCAAGCAATCGCATGAGCATCACCGCTAACATTTAACCCGCTACCGTTTAACCGACGGTCAGAAAAACAAAAACAAGGGGCTTCGGGCGTTCAACCCGATAACCCCTTGTCCAAATTTCACACTGCCTTAAGGGTTATTACCTCAACGCTCCCTTGACTACATTCGTTCCACTGACTTTCTTGAAGTCAACACGAATGGATGCGACGATAATGTCCCGCAAGGTCAACACATCACGGTCGGTCTCAACGGTCACACCACGACGCCAGCCCAACACGAAGCAACGCTTCAAGACAACGACGGGTTTGTCGGCGTGAGGGGAAACGATGACGGGGACACCGTAAATCTTCGCTAATTCGCCCGTCAGAATGGTCGCCGCAACCCCATACTTGTCAACGGTGTGAACCTCAGCCCAACCGAGCATTTGCCCGTAATGGGTCGGGTTCACAATCAACACAGTCTCGTTCGGGTTGACCACATCAAGGGATGCAAGAGCGGTTCGGACTGCTTGGGCGTCAAAGGTTGATGCAGTCCCAACATTCGCTAACTTAATCAAACCATCCCAAAGTTTCAATAAGTTGTCGTTTGAAGCCGTGTCGCCCTTGAGAATGACCTTGTCCAAAGCGTCACCGAAGGCGTAGGCAAATTCCTGTTGAAGCAACGGAACGATGGGGACGATACTGTCTTCAGTAACTTCCTCTGCCACAGCGACGCCCGCAGCGATTTTCTTTGCCGAGAACAAAACATCAGGGGACGAAACATCGTTAAGGGTAATTTGACTACCCGCTGAAACGCCCGTCGCTTGAATGCCACTAAAGGCGATTGCGGGTTTATAGAACTCCGACGGCATGTCCAGTCGCTCAAAGATGTTGTGAACTGCGGGCTGTAGCCGAACGAGTTGAATGACACGAGCGGAGAAAGTCGTCGGGATGTAACCCGCAAGGTTAGCCGAAGTGACGGTCTTCACGACCTCTTGGAAACGGCGTTCAAGCCAACCATCGGTGGACAAACCCTTCCGCCTTCGGATTAACGCATAAAGAGTGTAGGCGTCCGCCAAGTCCTGCCACTTTTGAAGTTCGGGGTCGGACTGTGGCGTGGTCAAAAAGTTAAACAACTTTTCTTCGGGCGTCACTCCCTCAACACTGACACGAGTTGGTTTGACGCCCTTACTGAGAACTTCCTCAATGTTAGAAACTCGTTCCTTGAGTTCCTTCACCATGTTGGTTGCCTCTCTAACTTCACGAATGATTTCGTCCATGCCGCATCACCTCTTACAATTAAACAGGAACTCGTCCAACACCTTGAAGAACTCAATTCCCTTGTGGAATTCAGGGGGTTCTTTCCCTGCCTTGCGGTAGTAACGACAAATGTGTTCGTAAACCTTAATCCTGTCCTCGTCGGGGATGTCCACACCGCCACGAGCCCCCAACAACGCCGCCATTGCGGCGACGACACCACGCCAAATCGCTTTAGGTTTTCCGTCCACGATGTCAACGAAGGGTAACTTATAACCCCCGAAGGTCGTCCCTTCACCGTCCCACCAGAAGAAACGACCACGATACTTCCTTCGTTTTTCGGGGTCTTCAAGGTCGGCGTTCGTTTCAATACCACACCATTTCCGCCACCGCTTTTCACTCTCGTCAGCGTCCCAACTCCGTTCCATGTCCAAGTCCCAGTCCATAAACGGCGTCGTTCCCTTGACAATTTCTTCAGTTTCCAAGTCACGGACGATGATGGCTTTAGGGTTGGCGGGTATGGAAACGATTGAGGTTTCAAGCCAAACCCATTGGTCGTGTATCAGGACATTGTTTTCCATCCTTTGTTTGACCGAAAGGAAACCGATACTCATAGCCCTCAAGACCCCTTCGTCAACCAACCGCTTAATTTCCTGAGCCTTTGGGGTTGATGCGAAACGGAAAGTGACCCTGATTTCGTTGTCAGTGATGTCCACGCCTTCAATAACGCCGATTGGGCTATGCGGGTCGTGATTGAACAATAAGATAGGGTTCTTTAGGTAATCGTCAAGGTTCATCAAGCCTTTAATGCTCACTCGTTCCATCAACCTGTCCACATCGTCACTTGTCGCCACGCCCGTGTAAAGTTCCACACCGTCGGCAGGCTGACCTTCAACGGATTTAATTGTCATCTTGAGTTGCCGTTCAATCGCCATGTTAGGTCACCTCTATCATTTAATCCCCTTCGGCAGGAACGATGCAGCATCGGCAATTAACGACTTCCTCAGGGTAAGGACACGATGGGTCGGCGGGGAACTGCAACAACGCTTTACCTACAACGAAGGGTTCGGATATAGGCTTGACTTGCCCGTTGGCGTCGGCGTGTGTCGGTCTCGTCCTCTCGTCTAACGCCGAAACCCACATTTTCTTTTCAAACCCCGCTGCTAACAAACCGTCCAGACAACCGCCATTAATCGCCCCCATACTTTCAGTTCTTGCTATCCTTTCAGCCCGCCAAGTTTCCAAGTCAACTAACACTTCCTTAACCGCCTCACGAATGTCCAAACCCTTTTCCATCGCCCGTTCAATCGCCTTCCGAAGTTGCTGCCATGTTTCGTCGGTAATCCACTTAATTCGTCGGCGATGTTGGCGTAGACGGGCTGTTACACGGGCGTCGTAAAGGTTGAAGTCCACATCAAGTCCGAAGGTTTGAGGGAGTTTTTCAAGGGCGTCGGTCAGTTCGGGTTCAATCTCGTTCCAAAGCAAATCGGCTTCCTCGTTCGGGTTAAAGTCAATGAACTTGAATTGCGAAAGGATGCGAGATTTAAGGTCACGAGCGTAACGCCTGACAGCCCTGACGATTTTCCGTTCATACTTGGACTGAAACATCAGGAACTTGAGCCACGCCCGACGCATGTCAGTCACCTTCTTTCTCCGCAATCGGGACGGTGTTCAGGTTACCCCACCAGACATCGCCCCACTCTAACGGTTCGTTGAGACCCAAGATTTCCCTTGCTTCGTTAATCGTCATGATACCTGCGGACACAAGTCGGGTTAAACTGTCGGCGATTTCGTCAAGGCGTTCCTTCGTGTAGGGGATGGCAGTAAGGTCAAATTCACACCAAAGTGATGGTTTAACTTGGGTTAGGTAATGGTTGGTCAAGGTTTCGGCGATGTAAGTCAGCAACGGGATTACAGTTTCCCGCCAAAAAATCTTCGTTTGTTCACGGGCGTTTGCATAGTTCGCATACTCGTAAAAGCCCAACACGGCAGGCGGGACACCTAAGATGGCAAGAATTTCCTCACGGAGCGTTTTGCGGATTTCGGGTAGGTCGCCCAACCTTAACTGTGTGTCCAACTTCTCAATTTCCACGCCCTTACTTGTGACCAACCAACCGAACCGATTGCCCCGACCGAACATCGTCCTAAGTTTCTCCCTTTCCCGTTCGTAGACCTCTTTGTCCACAGGTGTTTGGATTTTGAACACGGCGAACGGTAACGCCCCGTTGGCTAAAAATTCGCTACTTGCCCTGTCAACTTCAATCAAAGTCTTGATGTGAGGGACGATGGATTGGGCGATGGACAAACCTAAACCTTCGGGGTCGGCTGGGTTAGTTAACTTAAACCAAACGACATCATCTTTTGTAAGTTCCATCGTCCCTTGTTCGCCGAACACTTGCAGTCTATCATTGAACACACTAACCGATGTTGGTGGGATGTAAGTTAAGCCGACCGCCTTTTTACCGACCCGACGGATTTGCCAAAACGAGTTTCCGTAGACATAGAGGTCAGCGATGATGGTTTGAACCGCCTGAGGGGTCGTGAAGTTGTCGGCGAACCTTTGCGTAAGGTGGTGGTCGGCGATAAGTCTGTCTCCATCGTAAACATTAAGCGGGACGCTTGCAGCCGAAGCAGTTATCCGCATTAAGGCAGCCCTAAATAGGGGATGTGACGCCACTTCGGCGACGCCAACCGTCCAGAAATTAACCGAAGTTGGGATTTCAATAACCGTATTGTCGGACTTAAAAACGAACCGCTTTATCCGCTCAAGCAGTCGCATAGCAATCACCACAGGCAATTAAACCCTTAAGGGATGAAGTGAAAGAACACGGGGTAGATTTCCGACCGACCCGCCTCGTAGACAGCCCACACCAACGCATAAACCAAGTCGTCGTGGTCGCCCGACGGAACGGAAAACTGTCCACCTTTGTAACGAAGGTTTTTGAGTTGTCGGATAAGTTCGGCAAAGGTGGAAGGGATAACGATTTCGTTTCGGTATGTTAAGGCGTGAAGGAAGTTAAAGGCATCTTGTTTGTTTTTAGGGTTTACATGGACAAGTGTGGCGGGGATGCCAACGGTTTTCGTCGCATCGTAAAGGTCATAACACTGATATTGTTCTAACGCCAAACCTTGCAAGTTCCAAGTGTTGTTTACTTCATTAATCCATCGCCAAATCTCGTCAAACTCTCCAGTTTCAAAGAGGACGGCGTCGGAGACGATGTAGCGGATAGAATTATCCGAAAGTAAAACTTTGATGACCAAGACGCCCGCTGAAAAGTCCCCGTGTTTTGAGAACGGTAACGCTCTGTCAACGCCTGCGAACGCTCCGTAAGCAACCATATCGGGAAAATAATCTTTAAGGTCGTCGGGGGTCAAAGGTGGCGGTCGGTCAACGATGCATCGGTCAAGTTCTTTGAACACGAAGTCGGGTCGCCCCGCAGAGCCACCAAACTCGTTCAAAAAGTATTGCCGAAACAAAGGTTCTATCATCAATTCTTTCTGTCGGCGTAGGAACTCATCGGTTATAAGCGGGTTATTCTCGTTGGACTGATAAAACTCATAGCCCGAACGGTAAATGAAGCAAATATGCAGTTCGTTTCGGCGTTCGTAAAGCCTATAGAGCAAATGGTCAGTGTCCGATGCGGTTGAAGTGATTAAAACCCTTGCGTCAGCCCGCTCACTTTGGGAAATCGCAACGGACGCCACTTCTTCATCTTCAATCAGAGCCAATTCGTCAATGATTAACAAAGTGTAAGTTCGTCCAGCGATGGCTTCGGTGACGCATGGGACGGCTTCAATGACCGAGTTGGTCGTAGTGATTTCAATCCTGTTTTGCCCAACCCTGATGCTACCTTTCTTTTCCGCTGCATTAACATATCGGTCTAAGGTGGTTTTTGAGCGACGATAGATTTCTTTAACTCTGCGGAAGGCAACTGATGCTGCGTGGTCTTTTGAAGTTGAAAGAATGATGGTGTCGGAATGGTCTATGTTAAACGCTGTGTAGATGGCTGCGACGGCTGAAATCAAAGTTTTGCCTTGACGCTTCGGAACGCAAACGACAACGATTTTGTGTTCTGCAAGGGCGTCTAATGCCTGCCTCTGTATCGGAGTTAATCTGATAAGCCTTTCCTTTCCATCGTAACCGATATAAGTCAAAGTCGCTTCAGCCCAATCAGCAATGCCAATCCAAACCATGATAATCCCCGCAAACATTTAACAAAATTGACGGTCATCAAATTCGGTCACAGGCAGTTACATCACAATCAAACAAGGCAGGGGGTCATGGCGAATGGGGTTAAAATCTGTCAATGGGGTCTGGAAAATGGCTGGAAAATACTGGAAATTACTGGAAAAATGCTTGGTGGGCGGTGGAGGAATTGAACCTCCGACCTCCTGCTTGTAAGGCAGGCGCTCTTGCCACTGAGCTAACCGCCCAACCATCGCTTCATTGTAGCGCACCTTGCATAACTTGGATTGCCAAAAGTT